ACATGCTTCGGCAGGCGAGTACCTAAATGCTATTTCTGAGAAATTCGGTAATAGGCCCAAACTTACAGCCGCCAAACTGCGTAAGCATGCCCCCCTTCCCTATGAAGAAGAGGTCACTGAAGATGGAGAAGAGACAGGAAAATTCATCTTCAAATTTAGGCAAGCATGTACCATTTATAGAAAAGGAGAAAAGGTTCCCTTTAACCTGCCTATCATGGACAGTAACAGAGTACCAATGTCTGAGCCTATCTATGCAGGTAGTAAAATTGTAATCAAATTCTCCATCAAACCATGGTTCGTTGACAGTATGGGACTAGGGGTAAGTCTACGGCCCCAAGCAGTTCAAGTAATTGAACTTGTTAGTTCAACTTCAGGAGTCAACGGAGCAGAATTTGAATCTGTTCCCGGCGGTTATGTAGCTCAAGCGGCTGCTGAAATGCCTCCCGTTGCCACAGATTCTAACGACGATGATCCCTTCGGTGATGAGGCTCTACTCTAAATCAAGCGACAGGGGGAAGCGTAGTTCCTTTAAGTTTGCTTGGAGAAAGCATCCAAAAGGAACAGCCCTGGTAGTTAATTCTACCAGGGTACGCTCCACCCTAGAAGCTCAGATACTTGAACAATTAATAGAACAAGACGCGCACTTCATATACGAAGGAGCGGGCTTCAAATACACAACAAGTCACATTTATACACCAGACTTTGTACTCAAAACCCGCAACAACAAAAGCATTTATATAGAAGCAAAAGGGTGGTTCACCTCAAAAGACAGAACCAAAATGCTCATTGTCAAAAAACAAAACAAGCACATAGATATAAGGTTCATATTCACTAACCCAAATGCACGACTCTATAAAGGATCTAAAACAACATATGCCGAATGGGCTGATAAATATGGATTCCCATGGGCTAAATCTCTAATACCAAAGGAATGGATACACGAATGATCAAAACTAAAGCAGCCACACAGAACGTAAACATTGCCAGATACCTTAAAAAGCAGAAGAAAATTACACAACTCATTGCATGGTCAGAGTTCAACGTTTGGAGACTCGCTTCACGAATCAGTGAACTTCGAAAAAATGGGATGGACATTCAAACCCGATGGGCTAAAGCAGCCAACGGCTCACGTTATGCCATCTATGAACTCCAAGAAGGGACCACCAGCAATGAAACAGCCGTCACAGTACATGCACAAGGAACCATGCCCGAAATGCGGGAGTCGCGATAACGTAGCGGTGTACTCAAACGGTAGAAAAAAGTGCTTCGGGGCAGGATGTGATTACATCCTGCTCCAGCACTTACCTACTGACAATGCACCCCCAGAAATAGATGGTATGAAGAGTCCATCTAAGAAAAAAAGTCTTATACAACACGACACTTACACAAGTATAGCTAGCAGGCGTATATCACAAGAAACATGCGCGAAATATGATTACTCCGTACAGAATACTAATGGAACAGTTAGACATATTGCAACCTACTACAACGATAAGAATCAACCAGTTGCTCAAAAAATAAGAGGGGCGAAAAAGAAATTCAGTTGGACGGGAGACCCTAAAGAAACACTTCTCTATGGGCAGCAACTATGGAAACCCCAAAAAAGAATTGTAGTAACTGAGGGAGAACTAGATTGTCTATCTGTAGCCCAATTAACTAACTGTAAATGGCCTGTAGTATCCGTACCTAACGGCGCGGCATCTGCTCCTCAATACATCGCAAAAGCTCTTCTATGGTTAGAGCAATTCGAAACAGTTGTACTTTGTTTTGATATGGACGAGCCCGGACAAGAATCAGCTTATAAATGTGCCGAACTATTGTCCCCAGGTAAGGCTGCAATTGTAACCCTACCCTCTCCCTACAAAGACCCTTCGGATATGCTAGTTGCCGGTCAAATTGAAGCCCTCACAACCGCACTATGGGCAGCCAAGCCTTACCAACCCTCTGGAGTTATACCCGGTACGGACCTTTGGGAAACAGTCTCTGCACCACTGCACGAAGCTCTAATACGTTACCCATTTGAAGGACTTAACGAAAAACTCCACGGCATACGTAACTCTGAAATGGTAGTACTCTGTGCAGGAAGTGGATTAGGTAAGACGCAAGTAGCCAAAGAGATCATCTACCATGCTGCTAATAACGGAGGAAAAGTTGGCTGCATCAGTCTAGAAGAATCCATACGTCGATGCGCTCATTCCATAATGGGGCTTGACCTAAACAAACCTATACATCTACCACACGTTTATAACACGATTGATCAAGACACCCTTCATAGCTCCTTCGAAAGGACTATCGGTTCAGGAAACTACTACTTTCTTGAACATTTTGGTTCCCTAGATCCTGAAACTCTAATGCCAAAGATAAGGTATTTGGTAAAAGCTTTCGGATGCGACACTATCCTACTTGATCATATTTCAATGCTTGCATCCGGCTCAGAAGCTAAAGATGAAAGAAAAATGATAGATCTTCTTATGACTAATATGCGAACACTAGTTCAAGAATTAGATATAAAAATGATAGCTATATCGCACCTAAAACGTCCTGAAACTGGAGCAGGCCATGAAAACGGGGCAAAGACAAGTCTCGCACAACTCAGAGGAAGCGGAGGAATCGGCCAACTTTCAGACATCGTTATAGGTCTAGAAAGACCTAGTCAAGACGAAGACCCAGAAACAGCTAATACAACAACTCTGCGTATCCTTAAGAACAGATTTAGTGGAGAGCTAGGGATTGCAGGAAAACTACTTTACTCCACTGACACTGGACGAATAACAGAATTGGAAGAAGTCGAACTATGACAAGAATAGTATTCGATATAGAGACAGATGGACTGCTGCCTAGAGCTAAAACAATTCACTGTATAGCTACCCACAACATAGACACTAAGGAATCATTATCCTTCGATAACACCTCCATACCCGAAGGACTATCCTACCTTGAATCCGCTGAAATACTTATCGGCCACAATATATCAGGGTTTGATCTGCACATTATAGAAACACTATCAGAAGGCTTCACCTTTACCCATAGAATGCACGACACTCTCTTAATGTCCCGTATGGCTTTCTTGACAAACATAAGAGAGCATGACTATAAACGTTTGAAAACAGGATTCCCTAAAAGCCTAGTAGGACTCCACTCACTCAAAGCTTGGGGGTACAGACTTAACTTCCTTAAAGGCCACTTCCACGAAACAGCAGACTGGTCTAGGTTTACTCCCGAAATGCTTGATTACTGCGTCCAAGACACCACCCTAACTACACTTCTATACCATCATATGATGAACGAACTAAAAGAAACACCGACTGATGCCTTTGAAACAGAGGCAGCTGCAAACTATCTACTAACCAAAGCCAATGTAACCGGAATTGGCTTTGATGAAGTAGGAGGCGCAAAACTATATGCACAACTTATGGACACACGGGAAAAAGCAGAACAAAAATTAAAGGAGATTATAAAGCCTAAATCAATTTCACTAGGATACTTCACCCCCAAAAGAGACAACTCAAGGCTAGGTTATAAAGAGGGATGCACCGTAGAAAAGATCAAAATACTAGAGTTCAACCCAAGGTCCACTCAACAGATTGCAGACAGACTCATTAGTGAATACGGGTGGTACCCCACAGAATTCACTGAAGCCGGTAATCCAAAAGTAACAGAAGAAGTTCTTCAATCACTTGCCTACAAACCCATACCCGCTCTAATTGAATTTAAGAAAGCTAATAAACTCATTGCACAGCTAGCCGAAGGAAGAGTGCCTTGGCTTAAGCTAGTCACTAAAGGAAAAATACACGGGCAAACTCAATGTACAGGATCACGTACCGGACGTATGGCCCACAACCGACCAAACATGGCACAAATACCTAGCTCCCAAAACGTAAGGAAACTTTTCCATGCTCCGACCCCAGGATGGTCTCTTCTAGATTCAGATCTGTCAGGGATAGAGCTACGTATTCTCGCCCATTACCTAGCTAAATTCGGTAATGACACCTTCATTGAAGCGGTTACTCAAGGCGACCCTCATAAACTCTTCATGCAGTGGACAGGTATTAAAAATAGGGACACCCAAAAACAATTCTCCTATGCTTTGATCTATGGAGCAGGAGTCCAAAAACTAGGGGGAATCATATACAGAGACATTGAAGAATCTACTCCCATAAGAAACCTGACTGAAAAAGACATTTCCAAGCTAGGTCAAAATGCTATGACCAAAATATTCAATAACCTTAAAGGTTTCAAGCCTCTCCACTCAATGGTTACAAAACTCGCAACAACTAAAGAAGAACTTCCCTTAATAGACGGAAGAATAGTTAAAACAAACGGAACTCATAGCGCCCTAAACACACTTATCCAAGGTTCTGCGAGTGTTGTTCTTAAAGTCTGGATGAAAAATCTATACAAGAGATTACATGGCACAGAACTAGAAACATCTACTAACTTTCTTGCAGCCATACATGACGAGCTTCTTTTCGAAGTAGAAGATGAAGACAGTTCTAAAGCCCTTAGTCACGCTCTAACTCAAGCTATTAATGAAACAGAGACTGAATTAAAAATCCGATGCCCTCTACAAACAAACACACTTACAGGTAAAGACTGGAGCGAAGTACACTAGATGCAAATAACTCTAATCGATGCCGACATTATTGCTTGGCAAATAGCTAACCGACATGAGACAGCTATTGAATTTAAACCCGGACTATTCACATGGTGGGCAGATATGAATAAAGCCCAGCCAGAAATAGAATCCTCAGTACATGAAATTCTAAACAACACCAACTCCGACGATCTAATTGTATGTCTTTCAGATACCAATAATTTCAGAAAACAGATCAACCCCACTTATAAAGCTAATCGTATTAAAAGGTACACCCCTCTCTTAGTGCAGCCTATAAAAGACTATCTAGAACAAAACTGGAGAAGTGTTCACTACCCACAGCTAGAAGCTGATGATGTTTTAGGAATCCTAGCTACAGACAAATCAGAAGACTCATACGTAATAGCCTCTATAGATAAGGATCTTCTTCAAATTCCCGGGAAGCACTTTAACTGGACCAAACCAGAAGAAGGTATCCAAGAAGTTACTCCAGAAGAAGGATCTAAATTCTTCTACACCCAAATTCTGTCTGGAGATCCAGGGGATGGATATGCTGGATGTAAAGGTATAGGGCCAGTCAAAGCTAAAAGGATTATAGATTCCACATGGGACCAAGGAGAGTCCATATTATGGAGAACTATATGTAAAACATATGCTAAAGCCCATAACTGCTCACTAATGACTGCTAAACGACAAGCCCTAATACAAGCTAGATGTGCGCGAATTCTGACTAGAGAAAACTACAGTCCTAAGTCAGGTAGACTCAAACTATGGGAGCCTCAAAGTGAACGAAAGTAACGGCGCAGCAGACGGGAAACTGGAGCCTTATTCTGGTGGAGTCTTTCGTCCTAGGTACTACCTTCCTAAAGTAGCTAACGACAACATCTCTGAAAATACTGACAGTTGGGATGTTTGCGAAGCTTTTCAAATTACATCACCAATGGTAAGTCAATGTGTCAAATACATACTCCGAGCCGGTCATAAACCGGGAGCAACCTATGAAACAGACATAACCAAAGCCGCTGAAGCTCTATCTAGGGAACTAAAATTTCTTGCAGATAGAAGATCTAACACAGAGTGACTGCGAAAGAGCTAAGGAAAATCGCAAAGCAAATTGAAGCGATTTATCCAGCAATGTACCCAATCAGTGTCTCCGTTAAGGATCTCCCCGACTGCGATGGATATACGCACCTGATAAAAAGGAAAAAGAAATCTAGAATTGAAGTTGTTATAAATTCTTACTCCGGTAAGCGCGGCCAATTAGACACAATGATTATGGCGATGCAGATAGATACATTGATCCACGAACTAGCCCACGCGATTCAATGGAGGCCACAACGTCAGGAAGAGGGATTACTAAACCACCACCATAATGAGGAGTGGGGGATAGCTATGGCTAAAATATACAGGCTGTTGGGGGAGTAAATGCGCCCAGATAGAACAAAACCGACGTTATTCACCGCTGAAATGCTCATAGACCACCTAGAAAAACGCTACCCTGCCGAATGTATTGCCGAAAAAGAGAGCTTTGAGATGGCTCATCGGAGAGCAGGGCAGAGAGAGGTGGTTGAGTACGTTCTGTGGTTGAAGGAAGTTAATGATGATGAACTGCCAGACATTTTTGAGGTATCAGAGAAGGAGTGATCCCCGTGTGTTTCCCTAATATCCCGAAACCTAAAGATCCTCCCCCTGTATTTTTACCTATTCCCGACACCAAAAACCGTATGGCAAGGGTTAAAGGTCGTAAAGACCGATTTTCCTCTGCGATGACTGGTCTCGCCCAACTAGCAATCCCGGCAATGATCCAGCCTTCTGGGGCGGTTCCTGCCGGATTTGGGGGGACAGGTGCAAGAGCGCCTGCATCTAGTGCAGGGGGCGGGCTAAGTATATAGTGAGTGATATGGAATTAGGGCCAGGGGGGCGTAGTACCGATGGCCCAAATATGTCAACTGCATGTCAGAGATACGATAAGCTAGTAGCCGACAGGACATTCTATTTAGAGTCCGGTCAGAATTCGGCTCGTTTAACAATACCTAGTGTATTCCCGTCGAATGTTGATCAAGGACGTTACACATCCCCGGTTGATGACCCTTCGCCATGGCAGTCCTTTGGCGGGTACGCTACTGAAGCTCTCGCCTCTAAGTTCCTACTTACATCCTTCCCACCTAGCTCCTCCTTCTTCCGTTACGAGGTCGCAGAGAAGGATATTCAGGCGGCTCTGGATGTCTCGGAAGATAGTTCGGAAGTGGAGAACCTCAGGCTTGAAATACAGAAAGCCTTGGCAAGCCGAGAAAGGGCGATTAACAAGGAGTTTGAGACAGGGACCTACAGAGTAGGGCTTTCTGAAGTATTCCGTCACCTTCTGATAACCGGGAATGTTTTGGTAAACATTCCTAAGGAAGGCGGGGGAATAAAGGTATTCCACTTAGGTCAGTATGTAGTTAGGCGTGGGCCTATGGGGCGAGTCCTTGAGCTAGTTCTACGGGAAACCTATGACTGGCAGGGTCTGCCTGACTCCATTAAAGATCTAGCTAGTATGTCCACCTCTGCTCCAGTGATGGATGATGAGGAGAAGGTTGATGTTTACACCCATATTAGGCTGGAAAAGAAGAGCCACGTAATATACCAAGAAGCGTTTGAGCAGGAGGTTCCCGGAACCCGCTCAAAGGTGAAGGAAGAGAAGAGCCCGTGGTTGGCCCTAAGATTCACTCAGATATCTGGAGAATCTTATGGTCGAGGCTTTATTGAGACTTATCGTGGGGCGCTTAACTCTCTAAATGTTCTACGTAGGAGTATTGTCGAAAACTCCGCAGCAGCAGCACGCACCGTATTCATGGTACGGCCCAACGGGTCTACCCGAGTTAGAACTCTCGCGAGCGCCCCTAATGGTGGGTACGTTGTCGGCGCGGCTGACGATGTATCCGTACTTCGTATGGACAAGCAGGCGGATCTAGCTATAGCGAAGGACACAGCCGGGGAGCTAATCCGGGAGCTATCAAGTGCTTTCCTAATGTCTGCTTCTATTCGGCGCGATGCCGAAAGAGTTACAGCCGAAGAGATTAGAGCAATGGCACGGGAGTTAGAGGGAGCTTCGGGTGGCGCTTGGTCTGTCCTAGCGCATGAACTACAACTGCCTGTTGTGAAACGTATTGAGTCAATTTTAGAGAGGAAGGGGGATATCTCCCCGCTACCCGGTAACAGTGTTCAGCCCGTTGTTATTACTGGTCTAGAGGCTATAGGCCGTACACAAGAACTACAAACTCTACGAGAGGTACTTTCAGATTTATCCGCTGCAGCCCAACTGTCCCCAGAAATTGTCGAGTTTATCGATCCAGCAGACCTCGCGCACAAGATCCTCATCGGTCACGGAATACCAACCGACACAATCCTTAAGACCAAAGAAGAAGTACTCGCGCAGAGGCAGGCACAGCAGCAGGAAATGCAGAGACAAGCTCTCATGTCCCAGGCTACTAAGGCAGTTCCTGGGGTAATCGGTGAAGGCGCGTCCTTAGCGATGAAGGGCATGAGCGAAGCAGATGGTGGGGATATTCCCGCCCAATAGGGAGGTAAGATGGCAGAAAAGAAACGTAATAAGGCATCCTCAAACGTAAGCGAGGGTGGCGTAGTCGCCGGAACTGCAGTGAATATGCCCGAGGATGAGACCAGAGAGAACAAACCTAATCTACGAGCAACCTCGCAGGCAAACGAAAGCCCTGGCTTTGTCTTCTTTGAAGAGCCTGTGTACGGTAACGTAATGGAAGTTGACCAAGAAGCTACTAAGCGTGCCCATGACGCTTTGAAAAATCGTGGGGAACAATAGATGGGTGCCTCTACCGTAGAAGAAGGTGATGGAATTGTGCGGGTTACAGTTTCGGACGAAGTACCGGATACTGAAACTGAGCAGTCTGACACCTCAACTGTAGCAGGAAGTGATACCGAACAACCTACGCCATCCTCAGAAGCAGCACCCGCTTCTGAAGATAGCGGTGGCTCTGACGCAGGCGCATCAGACGAAAAGCAAGACCTCGCCATACAGAAGCAAGAAGAAGCGGCTAAAACCGCACTTGAGTCCGCTGGTCTTTCCCTAACTGACTTCACAGACGAGTACGCTAAGAATGGTTCTTTGTCCGAAGAAAGTATGGGGGCTCTAGTTAATAAGGCCGGTATTCCTAGAGAAATAGTAGAAGGCTATATCTCTGGACAAGAGGCTCTTGCTGCTCAAAACGTTACGTCAATAACGGCTAAGGCTTTTGAGCTTGCAGGATCTCAGGAAGAATACAAAGGACTTACAGAGTGGGCTGCGGCTAATCTTTCTGATGAACAGCAGGAAGCCTACAACGAGTCTGTTAATAGCATGAACCCTTCAAGAACCGAGCAGGCTATTCGCGGACTTATCCAGCAACGTCAGGCTTCAGACGGCTTTGAAGGTTCCACTGTAGAAGGGGGAACCATTGCGGGGTCTCGCGTAGATGTATATGCAGACAAGTCAGGGATGCTCTCTGACTTGGCAGATGTTCGATATCAAAAATCGGCAGCCTTTCGTTCCAAGGTGGATGCGAAAGTGGCTCGTTCGATGCAAGCCCATGGAGGGTCATTGCCCTCCTAAGAGGATTTAATTTAAATGTCAGATGTAACGGCAACTAGCGGCGTAGTTTCTTATGCCGGTGCCGATAAGGGTGTAATCACAACCCCCGCCGATAGGACTGCTCTGTTCCTAGAGCTTTTCGGTGGGGAAGTGCTTAATGCCTTTAACCAAGCCCAGGTTACTATGGGTAGGCACAAAGTACGTACAATCCCGCATGGTAAGAGTGCCCGGTTTCCGGCGACTTGGAAAACGGATGCTTATGAACACGTGGCGGGTGATGAGCTTCTCATGCAAGAAGTTCAGCACACCGAAAAGGTCATCAGTATTGATGGTCTTCTCGTAGCTCCTGTGTTCATCGATGTGCTTGATGAAGCGATGAATCACTACGAAGTTCGGGCTGAGTACTCCAAGCAGATTGGTGAAATTCTTGCCAATACGATGGATCAGCACGTTATTCAAAATATGACGTTGGCGGCTTCAGCAGCAGCTAACTTCGACGGCCATACCTCTGCCGTTGGTCATGGTGGCAGCCAGTTGGGTTTCTCGACTGGTGGTGGTGCTAATAATGGTGTAGACGCTATCACTACGGATGGTTATGATCTTTTGATTGACGCCATCTTCGCTGGGCACAGGCTTCTCGACGGTAAGAACGTCCGAGGAAACCGTCAGGTGTTCATGGGGCCTTTGGCCTTCTGGAGCCTCATGCGAGATCCTAATGTGACTGCACCTACTAACCTGTCCAACAAGAGCCCGATTGCGAACATCATGTCTCGCGATTTGGCTGGTACGGGATCACTGGCCGAAGGCTTCCTGCCTTCGATTGGTGGGGCCGAGTTGGTCAAGACCAACAACCTCAAGCAGGCTGTAATTGCGAACAACGCACATGGTAGACACGGTGTTGATCAGAGTAAGACCATTGCTCTAATGAACACCCCTGACTGTGTTGGTACAGTTAAGCTTGTGGGACTGGCAATGGAGCAGACCTATGATCTCCGTCGCCAAGGCCATATCATTGTTGGGAAATACGCGGTGGGGCACGGAATTTTGCGCCCTGAGTGTGCCATTGAGATCAGTGATGCGGGAACGCCACTTACTCTCGCTTCAACGGCACCTGCTACGCATCCGTAAGACCGACTAGAAATAGTCGCTACCTCGCCCCCCAGAGCTTCCGTAGTCTGGGGGGCATTTTCATTTCAGGAGTACTGATGGCTGAAGTTCTTGGTAAAACCTCCAGACTAGCAGCAGTAAACCTAATGCTGCGCTCTATTGGTGAAGCCACTGTACCTGTGTTAGCTGCCCCACACGATGGCCGCGCAGATGTGCAGGCTTCAGAATCAATTCTAGATGAAGAAGGGCGGGCGGTTCAATCTGAGGGCTGGTGGTTCAACATGGAGAAGATCAAGCTACAGCCTGATGTTAATAATAACATCCTTATTTCAGCAACTGTCATAGATGTACAGATGGTGAATTACAGCCCGGAAAAGATTTATGTGGAACGTGGGGGGATGCTCTATAACAGGACGGACAACGTAAATACATTTACGTCCGAGGTGGAGTTGATCCTCACCACATTACTTCCATTTGAAGATTTACCCGAAGTAGCTCGTAAGTATATCACTATGCGTTCTGCCCGAGTTCTCTCTGAGAATAGGGTGGGCGACCCACAGCTAAGGCTGTTCTCGGCGCAGGACGAGATGCACGCAAGACTGAGGCTTGGTGACGCTAACGCGGTCCATGAGAGCTTTAATGTGTTTAAAGACTCTGAGTCGTGGGACCTAATAAGCAGGGGTTATCGATAGTGGCTCTTATCAAGAGAGAGATTGCCTCCATTGTTGAAGGCGTGAGTCAGCAGACCCCATCTAAAAGATCTGATGGGCAGGTGACTGAAGCCATAAATATAGAATTCAGCCCAGTAACGGGGGCTACCTCAAGACCTTCAAGCGAAGCTCTGGTTAGTGGGCCTTCAGCTGCCCCCGCAGACAGGTATGGTGGCCCCTTATCAGTTAACGCCGCTTCAGAGCCTACTTTGATACATGAAATTGATCGTGGACCCAACGAGAAGTACAACGTCTACATCATACAGCATGATGTTTCTGGTAACCCGCTGGTATCCCCTGAGATCAAGGTTCTTGATGCAGTAACGGGATCAGAGTACACGGTCCACTATGACACCGGATCTAGGGAATACTTAGCAACGCTGTTATCAGATGTCACTCATACTAACCTGAGTGCCGTAACTCTCTTCGACGTTACCTACATTGCTAATAAAGAGAAGACGGTTTCAATGGAGCCTCACGATGTAGAAGTTATGCCTCAGGTGTTGATCACCGTTAAAGATCTTCCTACTGAGTTGCAGACTCAAGCATCTAATGCTCTAGTATCGCCCGCAGCAACAGTGACAGCCTACACGACTAAGGAACAGCCAGAACTTGATTCGGACGGCACTAACAGAAACGAATATGATCTGTTTGACGAGACTAACACAATCTTCTCATTTGCAGCCGACCCAACTATCTTGGCAGGCATAAATTCAGATCTAGCTAGTCTTAATTCTATAAATCTAGCATCACTTACTAGCGAATATGCAGACGCTCTACTAGAGACTGCTCAGAGAAGCGATATAGCGTGGGAGGGGGAGGCATACAAAAACACAAATCAATGGGGAGGGTTCTACCCTATACCTCTTCCTGAGACTAACACAACGGCTCTTGGCTCTAATGGTAATCCTACTGGAATAACCAGCCTCAATACAGCACAGGAGTACCCCGAAGCTGTAGCTACGTTCTCTGGAACCCTCAACGGCATGACCCCATCAGTATGGGAGTCTTACTGCCAGACCCAGACAAACGCCGACCTCTACACCTACCCAAACAATGCACTTGGAGCGGGTGTACCTGACCCAACGCTAGCTAAACCTGTTATGGGCGTGTGGGCCTTCCTACAACCTTTGGATATTCTTTTTTTAACCCCTCCTACAAGCCTTGAGCCTAAGTATCTAAAGTTTAACGCAGTATTCGTGGACCCCAGTGGCGTAGAGCCGGATGATGTTCGGCCATTCTATGTTCAGTTTAATCATCAAGACAAAGTAACAACCACTTATACCCATTTCAGGTCTAACACAGAAGAACTAGGTGGAGCAGGACTGTTCGACCCCCAAAGCGGGAACCAGTATAGACCGGCTAGGGGATACCCCCCTACAGCGCCTAACGAGATCTTAAATATATTCACCTTAAAGGTCACACATCATAACGCTGGGTCTTCTGCGATGAATAACCCCTACCAAGAGTGGAGGATTGAGCCCGATCTTTCGGATGTAAGCTGGACAGACGATATGCCTGATCTAGTAGTCAATGAGTTGACGCAGGACTTTCCTACTGGGTACGCGCCCTATGTCTATTTGTTTGCCGTCCTTGGCATGAAGTGGACTAGGGTTAATCCCTACTACTCTGGGTTTAAGATATGGGTACGTGATAGCAATAACTACGCTGCACAAAACACCCCACCGGGCACAAGTAACTCCTTTCCTGCAGGAATCCAAGGAGGAGCCCCCACAGCTACGTCTTGGCTAACCGAGCCGTGGGTCTGGATGAAACACGAAGATGACCAAATAGTCGGCCATTATCAACATAACTGGTATGATGTTTACAACAGACAACAGCCCGAGCCCTTCGACAAAATGGTGCATCCTCGTAGTAACGTGCTTGAAGAACTACGTGGGTTAAGCTGTTCTGTGACCAATGTTCCTTTTGATTCCATAAGTGTAATATCTGGCGAATCTGGTCCCAGTTCTATAGCGGACCTCCCTTACCATGCTCCGAATGGGTTTGTGACTAAGATACAGGGGGATACAGAGAGCTATGGTGATGAGTACTACCTGAAGTACTCTGACAAAGGGAGGGTATGGGTTGAAAGTCGTACAAAGTGGGAGTCCCATACTCTGGACTCAGACACAATGCCCCATATCCTACGTAAGGTTCTCAACGGTAATACTGTCGAGTTCGTGTTCCAAGCCGCATCGGATACTAAAGACCCTGCCTTACCTATAAACCCTCCCGCGAGTCAGTGGAAGGAGCGTCTAGTTGGAGATGACGCTAATTCACCCCCTCCCTCATTTGTTGGGTCTACTGTAGGGGATATGTTTGTTTATAGGGATCGGCTCGCTCTGGTCTCAGGTAGCTATGTAGTCTTGTCCGAGACTGCGGAGCCAATGAATTTCTTCGCGACTAGTCTGCAGACATTTATAGAGTCTGATCCTATGGATTTACAGGTGACCCAAACCGGCGGGTCAGTAGTCGATATTTTTGCTGCGCTGCCGCTTGAAAACGGGGTCATGCTGTTCGATAAGGAGCAGCAGTTTCTCTTATCAGCAGATCAGGGGCAGAGTTTCACAGGGAAAACAGCCTCTATAAACTATGTGTCTTCCTATCCTGTTTCTGAGAAAATCCGTCCTATTTTCCTTGGGGACAGGGTTCTGTGGTTATCAACACTGGGGCAGACTACTAGAGTTTGGGAATACCAGCCTTCTTCAAGAACCGTAAAGTTCGATGAAATAACCAGCCATGTTCCTACCTATATACCTGCTGGAGCTAGTCAACTTATAGGCTCAGAGAACGAGTCCATAGTTGTTGTACGGAGTAGGGGCGAGGAAGGGTCTCTCTTTATATACAAGTTCTTTTACACAGCGGACGGTAGAAAACTACAGCAGGCGTGGTCTAAGTGGACTCTGGGTGGGGATATAAAGCACTCCAGAGTTATCAATGGGTCAATATATCTATCAGTACACAGGAATAACGATCTGTTTATGGAGAAAATAACTCCAGAAGCGTTACCTGATTTCCCCGTTAATTCAGGTGACTACGGTACCGTTAGATCATGTCTCAACCACAAGCTGGAATTCAGTTCTGACCTTGCTCAGATGCAGACAAGTGGTGGTGGAGCTACTACTACTCTATTTGTTGATAGTTCGACTGACGTAAAATTTGAGCAGTCCATTACCCCCGATTTCATAGCAATGGTGGGCCCGGGCCATCCTCAAGAGGGGCTGATAATTGCAGATGCAGGCTCTCCTATAACTACAGGAAGTGGTTGGATAAATATTCCGGGCGACTGGAACACCCCAGGCACTGTTATAATCGTTGGGCAAAGGTGTAGTCACTCAGTCACTCTAAGTCCCTTCTACCTCCGTAGCAATAATAGAAGATTAGTTGAGCAGGAGAACCGTGAGCAGGGGAGGACACAGATAAAGGCTCTGCATGTGTCTGCTAATTCTACTGTTGCTCTAACAGCTAGAACTACCTTTGATAGTGGGCCCTCATTTATCGGTGGAGTTAGCTCAAATCAGACGTTTAATCAGCTAGTAGCTAATCAGTTGACTACACCGCCTAACTTGCGTCCTGCAGTAATTCCTTTCGATATAAATGGGGGTAATTTATCCACCACTATCAATCTAGCTGGGGGCTACCTGCTAAATGATGGGACCTTTGTGGACTCACCTTTCGGTATGGCCATCACGGGGCTAACCTACGAGGTGCAGCACTATTCCAGAGGCAGGAGGGCATCAAGATGAACCCGGATATCATTCTACGGCCCTCTGAAGCCCATGATCCCGCCTTCCTGGCTCCTATATTGAGGGATATAGATAAGTTGGAAATTAGCTGTGTGTCTAGTATGGCCCCGATAGACTGCCTTACTTCAGCCTATGACTACTGTGAGGTGTGTGATACAGCGGTGTATAAGGGACGGCCTATCGCAATGTTCGGGATTACAGCCACCGATTGGGGAGGTGTGCCTTGGCTGCTTGGGACAGATGCCCTCAGTGACGTTAAGCTCACTTATACAAAAATTGCACGTGGTTGGGTCTCCAGAATGGTAGAGGACTACCGAGTCCTCCGTAATTTCGTACATGAAGATAATTCTAGCTCTGTACGGTGGCTTAGGGACTGTCTGGGATTTCAGGTGGGCCGCGAAAGGATACTTATGAAAGATAATCCTTTCCTATCCTTTGAAAGGAGTATGTAGAAGTGTGTGACCCTGTTTCTCTTTTGGTGGGATCGACTATGGCAGTCGCTAATATAGCTATTGGATCTGCACAGGCTGTAGCGCAGGCGAGCGCAGTAGCTAGGTCCAATGCGATTGCCCGACAGCAGGCTGGAGCCCGTCGCCAGTTTGAAGCACAACAGCTAGCAATAGAAAAGCGTCAAGCCATCTCAGAGACACAGACTGATCGTCATTCCAAGATGGTTGAGGGACTTGAGGCAAGGGGTCGTCTGCAAGCAGCAGTAGCTGAGACTGGGGTTGGTGGAGGAGTTGTCCAGAGTTTGTACCGGAATCTAAACGTAGATGAATCTAGCCAGCTTGCCAACATAGATATCACTGCTAGACACTTGTCAGAAGCTACAGCTATGAAGAGCCTTGGATCGGCTCTTAGGCATAAGTTTGAGGTAGAGAGACTCCCAGAAGTACCCGATACTGGGCTGGCTATTGCTTCATCTGTTATTGGCGGGCTTTCTGCAGGTTTTGATGCTGGTATGGGTATGGGCAGAGCTATCGGCGGCGACGGCACTACGCTTAAGGATCTGTGGAATGGCTGAACTAGAAGAGAAACTACGTGGACAGAAGGCGCGACCCATCCCGAAGGTCTCCGCCCCAACTCCGTTCTTACAGGTTTTCAGGACTGCCCCCGATAGATCCAAATCAATCGCTCTAGAGAAGTTGGGACGGAGTCTCAAGGTGGCCTCCAGCAGTCTAAACGCTGGAGTAGAAAGCTACAGAGAGGGCGTAGTAGAGCAGGCTGTAGCTAGGTCACAAGCGGGGGAACCCAAGGCCACTATTATAGCCGAAACTCCGGTGTTCAGAGCAGTGGTTACTAGGGCCATTGAAGAGCAGGCGGGGGAGGATATGGGTCCCCTAATTGTTTCGCAGTTGCGGACCAAGATGGAGAACTCCGGTCGAACTAACATTAATAATCCAACTATGTGGGCGAGGGACTTTCAGGAGAATGTAGAGAACGTTCTGCTTAGGGCACACACAGCCACTACGGTTGAGACAGATGGTTACGAAAGTCCTGAACGACCTAAGCTAACTGAGCATGAAAGACGCGGGTTAATACCTTATATAAACCGGCATGAGCTAGCTCTAATGCAGGCTGCGAGGGCTAGTTCCCTGGAGGCTGCTGAAGAACGTTTTAATAGTACTACCGCTTCGGCTCTTAGTACGGGTCTGTTCAACGCCCTAGGTGAATTTAACGCTGACTTTCCTGCTGGTGTGGAGATTACACCGGATAAAGTTAATAGCCGCCTGGATTCTGTTGTTAAGGAGCTTGCAAAGGCTCTTAAATACAACAGGCTTATAGCTGTTGATTCTGGAATTACGGTCTCTAAGGATACTGAGGAGAGTATTGTTTTTGATGTTGTGCAGGCTTCGATTCTGGATGCACAGCTTGCTGGTGGTAAAGCCTTTGATGATACCAAGTACTTCATTACAAGTTTGATAGAGCGTTTGGCAGACTCTAAAATTATTGGGAAGGTAACAGAGTCGAAGCTAAATAACACAGCTATGCAGGCTAGCAACAGTGTACAAGCCGCCCTATCCGCGAAGCTGACTCTCCAAAAGAAGGTGGATGCTCACAAAGCAGCCGAAAATGCGGAGGATGCAAGAAGGGCACAAAATGAAGGTGATTTTGCGAAGGCCGATGAACTGAGGATAGAACACTTTCTAGATACTGGTGAGCATCTGAATCTGAATATCCCAAACGACCCTGTAGTTCATGTACGTACACTTGACAGTTTAATGAAGAGTGTAGACCCCGAGGATGAGTCAGTAATAGAAACGTACACTGAGCTAGAGGAGGTTGTTAATCGTATTTCCGATGAAATGCGTAGCACTAGGAGAGGCTCGGCTGACCAAGTAGAGGAAATTTTAGCAATACCAGACGCATTTTTGGCTCTTAGGAAATCTGCGGCAAGTACTCCTGCCGCGCGGATGGGTATCGAAGCAGTTCTCCGTCCATTTATCATAGGCCTTCTATCGGCATCAGCAGGTAGGAACCAGTCTTCGGGTATGGGCAATGCGGAGGCTATAGAAATAATGAAAAGTCTAGCGGCAGAGAAGCAGCAGTCCGTTGACAGTGACTCATCTGCATTCCTTAACCCCCCCAGCGGTCGTAAGTACTTAAATACAGCTGATCGTTCTGCAATACGTCAGTTTGATAACGCAGCTACTCTTAGCCTGATGAATCATCTACAAAGTGTGGGGGCTCTGGAAGACCCGGGTAAGATGGAGATAGCCGTTACTAACTGGGTTAGGGGGTACACAGGAGCGGTCCTCAGGCGGAGACCTAACGTAGATGTAGGCCCTGTTAACGCCCCAGCACCCGGAGAAATAGATAAACGTGATGGTTGGACCGGCAAGGTCCCAGGACCTCACTGGGCCCTTACTACACCGACAAATACTAGGGGAGTCACCGGCATTACCGATGCTGAGAATGACCCCGGTTTAGCCAAACTAGCTGCCTCTAGAGGATACGGGCCAGGGCCGGATGATGTACGAAGGATGACTATTTCAGCAATGGACGCCAATATGCAAGCACTGTCACCCGAGAACCGTGCTTTATACGAGGCTCGTATGGCTGAAACTCCCGAGGGTTTAGACGAAGCAGCAGTTATTCAGCGTAAAGCAGGTATTCTTGCAGCCCTCATTGATGAGCAGAACGAGGCTTTACTCCCAGTGGCTTCTTTGAATGCTACCCCCCAGGACATTTTACTTCTTTCTTCAGACACACCTGAAGCAGACTCCGACACACCTATTAGGGTAGTAGCTACTGCCGGGGCTGCGGCAACAACAGCACTAAACGAGGTTAACAGGACATATGATCCTGAGGGCATTTTAACCGAAGGTAGCCCAGATATCTCTTCTGTGGTTAAGGGGAGTATTGAAGTAGATGTACTAAATATTACCGGCAGACCGCTATCTACAGCTACTATGGAACTGGGTACTGAACTAGGACCGGGCGTTAATAAGCGTATTTCTGATGGAGTAGCTAAGGGTATTGGGTACAGAGCCCAGTATGATTTCCTAGCTTCTAAGATTAACTTCGGTCTTATACCTGACTCTGGCATACCAAGGGCTATTAAAGAACTTAGGTACCTTGAGATGATTCAGAGTGGAGGATCTATTGGAGAGGTGGCGAAGCAGACCGCTACTGAAGCTCTACAAGAAACAAAGACCAGCATACAATCTATTAAGCCCGACCCGGAAGACATACCTAAATCTACGGTTGTATTTAGAGAGCCGAAAGGGCCTGTACCTAAAGTGTATACGACTGCTTTAGGATTCTTACGTGGGCTTATGTACACCATCAGCCAAGCAGGTGACCCAGCTATCAGCGATACACTTAGGGCAGATTCTATGAATCCCGATCCTGATATACGGAGAAACGCAGAAAGGACTATCCGAAATATCCGGCAGAAGAGGGAAGATAAGAGGAAGATGGATGCGACTAACTATTTTGACATGAGGGCATCTTCCTTCTCAATAGTCCCGGGGATTACTAGTACTGAGGAGCTTATTCCAATGCCCTCTAATATGTACGACTACATAGAACTGCTAGGAGAGAGACCTGAGACAGGGCACTATATAAGCGAATCTACTAGGCGCTATTACAGGATGTTGGAGGCTAAAGAGGCTGTTAGGAGGGGGTCTGAGGCTTCAACATTTGGCGGCTTTAGTGAAGAGCCCGGACTTCCGGCAATCGTGGAGACAATGGACTGATGCCTTACAAAGATGAAGATAGCGATGTAGTTTTCCTGAGGAACCTGCGGAGATCTAAGTATCAGCTAGATAAGAAGATACGATCAGATGCGTCACAGAACATTGGGGAGCTAGTAGGCCATAAGTTACTTAGGGCCTTAGGGGGCAATGCGTCTTCGATGGCTGAGAATACTAATACCGACTCAACAACGCAGCCCGACGCCTCTGCGGAACCTTCCAAACCTACCGATGGAGTTTCTGATAGTTAATGGCATACGAAGATGAATATTCTGAGGAAGAGCAGGTTTTCTCAGAGAAAGCGAAGCAAGAAAGAGAGTCTGCTGAACCAAGCACTCAGGCACTCACTGAAGATCGGCCCCCTACAGAAAGTTCGGAAAACGTCCAGAGCGGGGGCACGGCCCCGACCCCTATGCCACAGGCGGAAGTCGAACCCCTCACTCCTTCTGCGGCCCCTCCCTCTGCGGAGATGGAGCAGGGTGGGGTTCCTGAAGCCCAGGCACAAGGGCAGGACCTGTCTGGTGAAGACACCTCCGCTCTGGACCAACTTGAGGATATCTTCCGCCAGATAGGGGGCGGGGCATCGGACGCTGCCGAAAACATCGCTAATGCCGCTAAGGAAACCGTATTTGGAGAAACCCGCGATGAGTGGGGAAATATTGTAAAGACATTCGAATTTGATGATTTCGGGGAACCGCAGACTACAGCTGGGGAAGTCACAAGAACTGTATCTGAGTTCCTTATACCATTCATTGTGACTTCTGGTGTAGTTGGAGCCGCCGCCAAGAGCTTCCAGTTCCTCAACTTCCTTAGGAGCGGAGGAACCTTCAGGAATTCAGTGCTACAGGGAGGTATTGCTGGTGCGGTAGTTGACTATGCGGCCCTAGATCCCGCAGATGGAAACCTTTCCACCGCTTTGAACGAGTATCCAGCACTAGATCCATATATTCCTGAGTTCTTCAACCATGAGGTAGACGATACTCAGTTTGAAAAGCGTCTAAAGAATGTTGTGGAAGGCTTCGCTATTGGAGCAGCAGCCGAGACTATCGTACAGGGAGTTAGGGTATCTCGTGCCTCTAGGAAGGTCAAAGCTTTCCAGAAAGAGTTTGGTACTGATGAACAAGTAACAGAGTATTCCCGTAAGCTTGTCTCCAACCTAGTACAGTCTCGTAGAACTTTCTATAACGTCGAGCAGGTTAAGGAGGCTATAGATAACCTTGGCGTTAATGACCCCGGGTTCAACGAAGCTCTAACTTATCTAGAAAGCTTGGAGAGAGTCGGTAGGAAAGCGGATGAAGGGGCGGCATCCCTTGACGGGGTAGATGCTCCACTTAGTCCAGATACGCCCGGAATAGAGCAGATTGAATCAGAGGTTCTAGGATCTTATAAGGGTGAGTATGATGAAGCACTGGAGATACTAGAACGTAAATCCAATAATCGTGCAGGGCCTTTTGACTTTGATCGATCTAGAGCCCGTTACGAAGAACATGACGCAATGATAGGAGCTAAAGACTCAGACCTTGGTGCGTCAATGACTGAGGATGAGTGGGTGCGTAGGGAGTTTATGGAGCATGTAAGGCTATCCGAAGAAGACATAGCTCAAGATCTGCATTTCCGGGCACTTCAAGATGTCGCAAATCGAAAGGGGCTGGACTTTAAACCTTCTGGGCCTGCTGCCCCCCGACCCGAAGCCTCTACCGGGCTAGACCCGGAATATGCCAAGCTATCCCCAGAAGCTAAAGCTTTTGTCGATTCCTCAGAAACATTCGCTGGTCAGTACGACATGGGCCGTAAGCAGGCTCTTGAAACTCACTACAACGCCCTCGGTAAGGACAGTGTTCAAGCCCAATCGGCCCTAGATGAGCTTGAGAAATACGGAGGTGAGCGTGGTAAGGCCCTAGCTGAACAGATCAGGGTACTCAGAAGTGGTAATATGGAAGACTACATGCGTCAAGCAACCGAGCATCTTGAAGACACTGAGGCAGCATTCGACAGGCTGATAGATCCTAAAGGCAAGGCAGAGCGGATTCTGGGACCAAGGGTAGTTAAGGCTCTACAAGAGCAGGCTGATGCTGCCTATCCTAGGGGGTATACAAATAAAGTAAGTAAAAGCTTTGACGAGGGAGAGATAAGAAGCGGTATTAGAGCGGTTGATACCAAAGATCCTCTGTGGGAGGGTAAGAGGCCCGAGAATGCCAGGGATCTAAAAGGACAGTTGTCTGCTGATGAACTCAAACAGTTTTCCAAAGTTCTCACGGATGGAGATATCGATAAAGTTGAGGAGTTCTTAAAAGGGGTGACTAGAGAAGGAAAGCCCGCAGGCTTTGACTCAATCTTCCGACATTACGAGGATATGGGTGCTGCCCAACTGCTGGATGAGTTCCAGACAATGTTGAACTCGCTGGATGGGGCCGATGCCGATCTCTTTAGGACGCAGTCACTTAAATCTGTGAACCTAGAAGCGAAGAACCTAGCTAAGAAGACAGTCATAGAGATTGAGAAAGACTTTGAAGACGTAGCTACCACTATGGGGGCAAGTAAGAAGGCTCTTCGTAGTATGATCAATATCGACCCAGACGATCCCATGAGCGCATATCAGCAACTAGCGGTTAAGTCTCAGGCAATGCGTATCGTACAGCAGCACGTTGTACGGTCGCTGAACTTAATGGGACCTAAGGGGGTACGGAGTAACCGGGATACAGCTAGAGGGAAGCTGATGGTGCAAGAGCTAAAGGAAATTGCCGAGGGTAGCCGACGTTTGATCCGAGAAAGCGCAAGGGCTACCCGATCAAACGCCCTAAAGGTAGACCGGATATACGAGGAAATTGTATCGGAAATGGGCGGCATGGACCGGGTAGACGATTGGTTGGATATGGTCTCTGCTGCTGGTGGGGGGGATCAGCTACGGATAAGGACGCACTCCGCCAGACCCTGCTGTTCATCCGTAAGACTGACTGGAGAATGCGAAAGGAAGCGGTTGTTCAATTCTGGCTAGGTGCAATTCTAAGCGCGCCCCCTACGCAGATGATCAATATTGCTTCTAATACTGTTGCCTCTCTGTGGTTCCAGACGGAGCAAGTTGTAGGGGCTATGGCCCCGCGTAACATGCCTAGATCCTTCGCAGAGGCTTCCCAAGAACTCAGTGATATAGCTGAACGGGTTGCGGACGAGCTATCAGCATTTGGGGCTATACGGAAGGGGCTCAGAGCAGCATTTCAATTCAACAAACTGGCTAAAGACAAGCTTTGGAAGGCTTATCAAGACGGCGACTTCCAGAGGATGTCGGAGGAGATGTCTAGACCCGAGAACGAGGAACTAGGATATTTCTGGTCAGCATTATTCTCCGGTAAGCCTCAGATGGACGCGGCCACCAAGTTCGACTTGCAGCCAGAGAACGCTATTTCCATGGATAAGCTGTTCCCGGACATGTCACAGTCCTCCACTATGGGCAAATCTATGTCAGCTAGTCTAGCTATGTTGAATGCCATCCCTTCAGCCTCTTTTAGAATGCTAATGGCTGGAGATGCTGCCGCTAAATCAATTAACTACCATATGAAGGCGACCGTATCTGCTAGAAAGCTAGCCAGAAAGAGGCTGCAGTTGGCTAAGAGCAAGGGTCTGGATGACCCCACATTACCGGATGACACTCTTGGAAAGTTTACGGTCCAAGATGCCGATAAGTTTGCAAAAACGTTATCTGATAACTCTTATCATTGGGATTCTGACGAGTTCGTATCGGACGAGTCCATGACTGATGCTCTTAAGACGGTACACGACGAGGCTACTAAGTACTCACAGTACGCCACCTTCACTGAGCCGCAAGAGTTCAACCGACTTAGCCGATACCTGCAATCACAGACTCAAGTAACTCCTGAGTTAAAATTCGCGCTTCCTTTCATCAATACTCCCACAAATCTTATAAAGGCAACCGCAGAACGTACGCCCTTTGCTTATAAGTGGTTGGGTAAGTGGAAAGAAGCCGTCAAGAATAATGATGTAGAAGAGATACACGCAATAAAGGCTAGGGTACGTGTAGGGTCGATGCTTTGGCTGACTGCGGGCTCTCTAGCTATTGACGGGCGTATAACTGGTGGGGCTCCTAGAGACCCTGAAGAGCGGGAGAGGTGGCACCTTCGCAAGATACCTGAATACTCTATTTGGTTTAAGATACCATATGAGAACCTCCCGAAGGGTGCCCAAAAGTGGTGGGTACGTGACGAGAAAGACCCCTCTATTAGCTGGTTCACTTACGGTAGGCTAGAGCCTCTATCTACAATATTTAAAATGTCAGCAGATATGACGGAGAGTTTAGAAGATATACGTCATGGCGATATGAATGACATAGCTTTCACTGGTGTTTCGGCAATAGCTGATAATATCCTTTCACAGAGCTACTTCGAAGGTATCAATAGAATCATGTCTATATTTATTGATCCTGAAAGAACTTCTGCTGGTGAAGAGTTGGAAAACCTTGCTGCATCATTTGTGCCAAATATCCTTATGACAGGCAGGAAGACATGGTCAGATCCGGGCATGAAAGAGGCGCGCACTCTGTACGAGAAGATCATTAACAGAACCCCTATGTCTTCTAGGCTTATAAATAAGACTAACTTCTTCAATGAAGACAGGGAGTATCCTAGAGGTTGGGGTAACTTCATTAACCCCTTCTATTCAGGGGACTGGGTTAGAGACCCTGTAGCAGAGGCTCTTGATGAGGCCAAGGTTAGTGTGAACCAGAAGCGGGTATTTGGAGATCTGGGGGATAACATTGCTCTCAGCCCTGATGATATGAAACTGTATAAGACTGTTGCTAATACATTGAAGATTCATGGGAAGACTATGAAAGAAGCTCTTCATTTAGTGATCCAGAGTACTGAGTTTAAAAATGCAGGCCCTACATCTGAGGGCGTACGTGGTGGTAAATATGAGTTGCTCACTAAAGTTATCAGCCAGTATCTAGATAGTGCTTCGGATGTCATGAAGCGTAAGAGTAATATCCACTACAGGAGAAATCTCCAGAGACTGATAGAGCGTGGGCAGGGTGAGAACACCGCTAATGTTCCGGGGGATATAATGAGACTACTTAAAGATGAAGCACGCGAGATCGATAGTGGGGCACATAACGAGATATGAGTAATAAATCAAAAGCTTTAGAACAATTACACGCATTGCTAGCGGAAGAATTCCTTGATCAAGTGAAGAATGGGATGTCTGTGGTAACAAATGGGCCGGAAGGAAGGCAGGTAGAGCGAGTCAGTCCTCCAGCTAGCCTGTTAAACGCCGCCCGGGCCTTTCTACACGACAACCACATTGATGTAAACAGTTCTAAGCTTAATAAAGCCTCCCCGATTGTAGAACTGGCTGAAAACTTGGAATCTGATAGCCCGTTAGCTGACATGGGGCTGGAATTACCAGAATTTGAGCAGTAAGGAGACCGCTCTATCTACGGAGCAGAGAGCGTTTAATGATTTTAGAGTATTTGTCTTCCTAGTTTGGAAGTTTCTAAAGCTCCCCGACCCCACCCCAATGCAGTACGAGCTTTCTAACTACCTTCAAGACACCACACAGCGTAGGAAGCTTGTTATGGCCTTCCGTGGTATGGGGAAGTCCTATCTGACTAGTGCCTATGTACTTTGGAGGCTCTACCGAGACCCCAATGAGAATATTCTGGTAGTGAGTGCCTCGAAAGACCGTTCAGATGCCTTCTCACGCTTCACTAAGATGCTGGTGAGTGAGATGCCTATGCTCCAACATATGACACCGCGTCAAGGGCACGGGTTTGACTCTATTGAACGCTTCACTGTTGGTAACGCCATGGTGTCTCAGAGCCCGTCTGTTAAGTCGTTGGGCCTATATGGTCAATTAACAGGGAGTAGAGCCTCAATTATTATTGCTGATGATGTAGAAACACCTAATAACTCTGAATCTCAGACTCAGAGAGATAAACTAGTAGAGCGCACTAAGGAGTTTTCAGCAATTCTAAAGCCAGACGATTTGCTTGAATCTACAAGTCATCAAATAATCTATCTAGGAACCCCTCAAACAGAAGACTCTATCTATAACAAGCTTCCTGAACGCGGGTATGACGTTCGGATTTGGCCCGCGAGAATACCCGTTCCTTCTAAGTTGTCGGGATACCGAGGAAATCTCGCTCCATCTATAAGTGACATGATAGAACAAGGACGGCTGCCTTCAGGGACACCCACAGATACACGCTTCGATGAGGGGGAACTGCAGGAGAGAGAAGCAGAATATGGGCGCAGTGGGTTCGCGCTTCAATTCCAGCTAGATACGACCTTATCAGACGCTGAAAGGTACCCTCTTAAGACTTCTGATCTAGTTGTCATGGATGTTGATACGAAACTAGCACCTGAAAAGGTTATCTGGAACTCTTCAAAAGAGAACATAATCCCAGAACTGCCAAATCTAGGTCTACAGGGTGACCGATTCTATTCCCGGATTCCTGTTAAAGATGAGCGGTGGCTACCTTATACGGGAGCGGTCATGTCTATTGACCCCTCTGGTAGAGGGCGTGATGAGACCGGCTACTGTGTAGCGAAGATGCTCAATGGTCAGATATTTATCCGTAGGTGTGGTGGGTTTAAGGGCGGATATGATCAGAAAACCCTTTCAAGTTTAGCCAATATTGCAAAAGAAGAGGCAGTGAACCTAATAATTGTTGAGCCTAACTTTGGTGATGGGCTGTACTTAGAAGTCTTCAAACCAGTACTACGTAAGGTGTATGATGTGACTATTGAGGATGCTCCCACGGCTGTAGGACAGAAAGAGTTAAGGATAATCGATGCAATGGAGCCCCTGATGAACCAGCATAGAGTTGTAGTTGATCGGTCCTTACTAATGAGTGACGCACTTAAATCAGATGAGTCTGACCAACACTACACCCACAGAAAGCTCGTCCACCAACTTACACGGATTACCAAGGATAAAGGGTCTCTTAGGCACGATGACAGATTGGATGCCCTGTCAATGGCTTGTAGATATTGGGTAGACCAGATAGCTATCGACGTTGACGAGGCTATGGTGGATCATCAAAACGAGTTACAGGACAGGGAGCTTGAAAGATTTCTTGACAACTGCCTGGGGAGACCCAGCAAAACCCATAATACATGGATTGCCCCTATGGGCGTTAAACACTAAGGAAGGTACACATGCGTAAGATCTTTGTAACACTACTTTCAGCCTTGGGGCTTTTGGTGGGAGTTTCTGAACAAGCGTTCTCTCAGAATGCAGACCCCGCATTTCCATTCGTTTATTCAACAGACTCCGTAGGCTTAGACTACTCGACCCCCTGCCTTGCTACACGCCTCCACGGTGGGATCTGCTACTGGTGGGCTCCTGTATCTGGGGTAGACCCAAGCAGAGAATCCGCCACATTCAGAGTAGTAAACAGAGCTAAAATCTGTATGGACTCTGATTCCACATCGGCAACAGTGCAGGTGGTTGAATACGTTACCCCCTCAGCTGCTGTCCCAACAATTGGTGTATATAAGATTGTTCCGGGTGCTGGGCTTCTCAATGGTACAGACTGCCTATGGCTTAGTAAGGGAGAATACTGGCTCAGAGGCACTGCTTCAGCAGTTAATAAGACGGTAGTTAGTCTTAGAGAGGTGCCGGAATAATGTGGTCTAAGATTACTAAGGTATTGACTGTGGTAGCCACGGGAGCCTTAGCCGTAGCCACCACCGTATACAGCAATCCAAGTGGTCCTGTTTATAGTACAGGTGGAGGCACACAAGGTCCTGCCGGTACCCCTGGCGCTCCTGTTCAGGTGGATGCTAATGGTGTCACTATTGAGGCAGCCGCTACTGTAATTGACTTCCAAGGTCCCGGAATCTCTTCTGTAACTGCTCAAGGAGCAGGTGTAGTTGATGTTGTCGTTTCTGGTGGTGGTCCCGGCGGCGGCGCGACAACCTCGACTGGTGGAGTTACAAAAACGTCAACGGACGCCGATGACTTCTCTCTGGGTCTATCTACGCCTGGGCCAACCACATCGCCACTATATTTTGATGTGAGTTCGGGCGACCTTCTCCTGAACCAACCGGGGGCTTCGATTATTATCGAGCCCCACCCCACCGTGGGTTCTGCATTGGTTTTGGACGAGGCCGGGAATAGCGGCTCGCATTCGTTTACCCTGAAGGTTCCAGATCAAGCAGCGGGTGGGCTCACAGCGGATGTGGTGTGTACGCTGGGGTCTGACGGGTCTATCCCGACTGCTGGCTGTCCTCTTTTGAATAACGCGGCATCGGGAGGGAGCCACCTACCCTCTGTATGGTTGGAGCCCATTCTCGACTTTACATGCACCGACACCACCTGCTCTAACAGGAACTACAGCTTTGTTACAGCCCCCGCCTCTCTCACGGCATTCGATGATCTAGTCTATTCAACAGCCTTGAATATCTTTAACACCGAAGCTGGCAAGGTATCGCCCTACCCCTGGACATTCGATCCCCTGGCTGCACCGTTCGGCGACCCGGCGGGCGGCACTCCACCCTCCCCGTCAACGGGGCGCAACATCCTTGGCCCACCGCAGTACGCCCCAAGCCAGTCAGCGAACTATGCGACATTTAATGTGTTAAGCAGGGCGCGGGGCCGGGGGAATAACGTTGGTCCCGTAGAAACCCAAGGCTCTGGCGTACTTCTATTGGAACTGGTCGATTGTGTAGGGAACCCACAACTTAGCGGTGTTGAGTTGTTCAGCGGTCTGGCCCCCTCTCCTGTATGTGGGTTTGCTCCCGGTACCCTCTTTGAAGATGGGAGTCTTGCTGAGGGGTGGGTACAGACCGCAGGCTCTCCCGGTAACCCAGCCACTTACGTCTGGGAGTTTGACCTTTCGTTTATTGCACAGCCATTCGGTGGACTGCTTGCAGGAGGAAGTACCAACCCGAACCACAACACTTGGGGAAACGCCCCCGGAGTCGGATATGACGGGGTGACTAGCATGGTTGCTGATATGTGCGGCGGGATGGTGCTGTACGACATGGATACTACGAGGAACTCATTCGAGATTTATGGCAATTTTTCTATCAGTTCTCGGCTCCCGGCCACGGGTACCCAGTACCCTCAATCCTCGTCAAACGCAGATGGGTTTAGTGCCAATATGTTCCTAGGCACTAGCGGGTTTAAGTACACCGACGCCTTCCTCCAGTCGCAGAATGCGAGTGGCTTAGGAAACCTAGACACTCAGTTCATGGGACCAATGCCAGTTACAAACGCCAGCGTAGGCCCATTAAGTACACCAGAGTACATAACCATACCGGCGGGAACAGCGAACATAGTCATGGAGGCTTTCACTGGCCCGCAGCACCAATTCTCGGGCCAAATCAAAGTTGCGAACGAAGTGGTGAACAATGAAATAGCACCGTATTTCAACGGCAGAGGCACCGATGGGATTAGCTCCCTTGATGCTCAGTTCACCGCTACACAGTGTGGTCTGCAGGGCGGTGCGCCCGGTGCTATATGGCAGCAGGCAGCCTTTGCAGACGGCGGCATAGACTGGCAAGCGAACTCCCAGATTCCCTTTAGTCCCGCAGGCGCAGGAATCGCCTCGAACCGGTATTGGGTTAGGCATACTGATGGGAACGGTGTCACTAGGTCATACGCGGCTCACCAAGAGTGGTCGAGTACTGCCCCAATAACTGGGTCTACTCCCCCTACGTGCGAGTCGCGGGTGGTTGGAGTCCCCGCCACCTGCAGCGATGGCAATGTAGTGTGGGAATATATGGGTACGGAAGGGCTTGACTATGTTCGACCGACCCTAAAGATTACACTGGAGCCTTAGTATGAAAAGACTATTGATTTTTATTATTGCCACTTTGCTGGTCTGTGGTGAGTCAATTGCTGGATCATACGGAGGCGGCTCTACGGGTGGATACGAAAAGGCTAGAAAGCCCAACGTCCTCCTAATCACGATGGACGATATTGGATGGGATGCTCTTGACTACTCCCCAGCGCAGCACTCGTTGCTGCCCCTGGCCGGGCTATCCACACCCAATATCGATGCCCTACGTGCAGACGGTGTTACATTTGTCTTGGGGCAGGCAGAGCGGTGGTGTGTCGCAACCAGGGCAGAGCTTCTGACTGGATTCGACGTACTAGTTACATATGGGGACCGTCCCGAAAATCAGTGGCTAACCTCATCAAATATTTCGGGTCAAACCGATGGGAATACGCCGGGTATCCCCAACTTGATACAAATGTATAATAAGCCGATGCTCCCTAAGTACCTATCGGATGCGGGGTACACTACATACGGATCTGGCAAGAACGGGATAGGTACTACAGGGGAACTGGGACAAACACCTAACCCCCTAACAGCAGAGCCCAATGCAATAATGGGGTTTGACCATGCAATGATGTGGCCGTTTAGCCAAGGCAATAACCAACTTTGGTGTCAAATATCAGTCTTTGAAACTGTTAATGGCGGGCCACAGGCACAGGTGGGGTGGCAGGGGGTAATGAGCCCATATTTGGGGGATTGCGCGACTACCTTCACCTACGCCGATGGGGCGTACACACAAAGAGCGATGGATTATCTAGATACACACTATAGCTCCTTCCCAGAGAACCCAGAAGACGCCCCGCCCTGGTTCTTGTGGTTGAGCTTTCTTGGGCCGCATATCCCCCATACCCCGTTTCCGGGCAACAACACCTTTAATGCTGACCCCATGACTGGCATCAACGCGAACAACCAAACTGGCTCTTGTATAAACCTAGATGCACAGGGGAACACCGTAATTGATGCAAACACTAATGTTGAATGCTTTGTCAAACATATCAACGAAGTGGATGTGCAGATAGGCAATATGGTTAACCACCTCACTCCCGCCCAGCGTGCAGACACGTTGATAATTCTTCACGGAGACAATGGATCAGAAAACTGGGGTTCAAAGCCGTGGCTAGATGCGGCCATAAATCTCATGGATACATTTAATTCATCCCCAACGTGCCTCAACAGTAACAATGGGGCTACCTGTCTGGGAAGTGAACTGACAGAGGAACAGCAGTTAGCCTTTAGTACTATTGAGGGATCGGCTCCCCATGAACGGGGTATTGGCAAAAACTCCGTAGACCATACCGGGACAGGTGTCCCCCTGATCATCGCTGGTGGAGTTCTTGCAGATGTTAGTCGAAACACATTCAGCAACGCTGCGGTAACAATGACCGACCTGAATCAAACAATCCTAGATGTGGCGGGTGTCCACAGGATTGCGGGAGATCTCCCCGCAGGTTCAGACAACGTACTGGCCCGCCTTCAAGATACGCGGGCACCCTGCTCCTCCGTGATGAACGTGCCCAGCCAGTGCGACTCTGCTAGCCGATTCGGTGTCACATTTGTGCACTCAAATGGAAGCACCAATTTAGCGGCTGGCAGGGCTATCGTTGACAATGCGGGGTACAAGTATTACAGGCAGCAGGATTCACTCTACAACCTCGTTAGTGACCCAGAGCAGACTACTCCCTTATGCACTATCGGGAATTGTGAAGCCACGGCCACCGGCCCAGATCTTGTGGCGCTTCAGGCCCTCTTAACGGAGTTGGCCCGGTATCCCGACACTTGGCCCAACGGGACATGAAGGCGGGACTATTTATAGTACTGGGGCTCCTGCTGGCACCTTCAGTAGCTAGCGCCAACATCAGCACTCTCTCCCACCAACTCTGCATGGCAAAGATGCAGGACGGTCCAGCCATCGCCCTCCATGATCGCTTCCGGCCCCTCGCAGG